TTCTATTCTCCGCGATGTCCGAGCTTTCATTCTTCATCGACAGGGGAGTAAACCCAGAAGAGATCTGGCGTATATACAACGACAGCAAAGGCCGTATCTACTCCAGGTTTGGGAACAGGTATTTCGCTACCACTATAATGGACTCCTCTCCGAATGATATCGAGCTCCCGGTCGACAAGTACGTATTCACCGGAGAAGCGTCAAAGGACCCGTTGAACTACATAGTCACAGGACCTCATTGGCAATACCTTCCCTCCAAGTATCCGATATGGCAGAAGACCAACGAGACGTTTCCGCTGTTTAGGGGAAACAACCTTAGGTTGCCGAAAGTCATCGTCGAGGAAGAAGTCGAGCATTACATGCCTGACGAGGTCTTACGGGTTCCGGTCGATGTCAAGCAGATGTTCATCGATGACGTCAGGAAGTCCACGAAAGACTACGCGGGTTGGCCGGCCGGCGGTAACAACAAACTCATAGAAGAAGCCATAACCATCGAGAATATTTTCACCGACAGCTTGTTGAATGTATATACTTATCTGTTCGCTCCGTCTGACCGGTCTCCCGAGAAGCTCATATGGAACCAGATAAAAGACACGTTCTTCATAATGACGAACGGCAAGTATTATTTTTACCGTTATTCGAACGTGCCGAGGTATTTGCACTTCGACTTATCGGAGACCGGTGACTTGACAGCGGTGAGCGTCTGTCACCTCGAGACATACAAAGGCGAGGTTATCGCGATAATCGATTTCACGATTGTCATATCACCTGGAAAGGGCAGAATAAACCTGGACGCGGTTTACGAGTTTGTACGTGACCTTTCGAGAGAAGGACATTTGAATATCGTAAAGGTGTCCGGAGACCGTTACCAGTCTTCTTCCATAATACAAAGACTGAAACGCGACGGCTACGAGGCTGAGAATCTTTCTGTCGACATGGACACGGCTCCGTATTACATGTTAGCCAGTTATATAAAAACAAGGAGAATACGTGTTGGAAGGAACCTGGTCCTTAAAGGAAATCTACAATCGCTTATCGAGACTAAAACAGAGAAAGGGAAAAAGAAGATCGATCACATGTTGGGGGCTGTTTCTTATGATTTGTCTAATACTGACTGGAAAACCAGTTTGTTAGGAATAAACGGGAAAGACTGTTCTGACTCGGTCTGTGGCGCTTTTTTCCAAGCTATGAACGCGTTGGTTGGGGTTCCCTCGGCCGTATGGGAAGAGAGGGCCACTAACATATTCGAGGCTTCAGTGCATAATGTATTGAACCGGTACGGGTTGAAGATCCGGGATACAGCTTGACAATGATTTTGTTTTTCATTATAATAAAGGAAGGAGAACGACGGAATGTTGCGGGATGACGAGTACGATGATTTCTTCAAGACGGACAAGGTAAGGGTGTCGAACGGGACTTTGGTGCATTTGATCGAAGACGCCGACGAGGATTATGTCGATGATCCTTACCACGAAAGTGAACAGACCGAAGATGAAACCGTATATGAATATTGGGGGAAAGATGAGTGAAGTAGACGAGTCCGAGAAGATAGCCGAATTGCTTGGTGAGAAAGAAAAAATTGACTTGCCTCCGATGTTCAAATGCGGCGTGCATGGTGAACAGGGGACGTTGAACTTCAGCGTCAGGATTATGTCTCCTTCCGGCGGATTGAAGCAAGAGAAATTTTTCTGCGTCTTCTGCTTTTCTGAGTTCCTTGAAAGGAATATCGGGACGTTGGAACAAGTCACCCTTTAAGGAGAAACAATGTTTTCTTATTTTCGCTGGTGGACACGCTATAGATTGTCGTTGTTCCGGCCTTTTCGCGGTTGGTGGCTGAAAGAGCGTTGGTACGACCTGAAGAACCTTATTCACTTTTTGAAGCACGGCATTACCGAACGGGATACCTGGAATATCTACAGTATGTTGACCACCAAGTTTCTCAAGGCTTCCCATTGGTTGGCGCAACCCGGTAACGGGCACGGTTACCCAGCGGGTCTCGAGGGCAGTCAGACAGTGGCGTCAATTGACCCTACTGCGTATGACAATGACGCTACTCCTTCACCAGAGTTCCTGCAATGGAAAGAGATTTTGCATAAGATGCGGTTCGCGCATTTTTATATTCAATTCATCGAGGAAGACGAGTTCTCTTGGATGATAAACAGCAGGAAAGACAGGAAAAATTGCTACAAGTGGGCGCGTAAGCACTACAAATACCTGAGTGACTTTCTTACTTGGCGGTTTTTCCTTCAAATGTACACCAATGAGAGTTTCAAATATACGACCAAGATGTTGTTTATCGAGGAACCTGGCAAAGACTACGGGGAGATAAAATTCGAAGACAGCCTGACGGCGACCGGCGAGGTTGTGGATCTTCCCATCGGGATAAAGTACCCCCATGTGGAGATAGCGAAAAAACAGTTTCCTGAGTACGAAGAAGGCATGGAACTTTTCAAAAAATACTATAAATCGTTATGGGACTAAAACGTGGAATCAGAAATCTGCACCAGACTCAGAATACATTTTCCAAAAGAGATATTCTGGATAGTAATCGACGGGACTAAGCGAGAGTTATTCCTGAACCGTGAACGGGTAGGCATAACATGGGAGTTGACCGAGTACCCTCCTCAAAAAGACTATGAGGCTGTTTTGACTTCTTTCATCGATCAGCTCATTCCGAACATAGCGAATTTCCTGGCTTTGACGAGCGGAGTCACAGACTGACCTGACAATCCACCCCACGCTATTTATAATATAATAGCAAGGGGTACAAGTATGTATATTTTCGGAAAACGCCAAGGGTTTGCCACCAATTCATCGTCATCGCATTCTGTTATTATCCTCAATGAAAAAGGTTTACGAAAGCCAGATAGAGACGTGGACGACAGGGAATACGGCTGGAACGAGTTCATCTGCCGGTCTCGTAAGGCGAAGTTCGAATACTTCATGATGGCCATCCGTGAGTCTATTCCTTATAATACTTACGAGTTTGAGAAAGAGAGACTGTTAGAGCAGGTTTACATTTACTTCAAGGACCTGTTCAAAGAGTTTCATATACAGAAGTCCGCGTTCTGTGACTCAGACAGGGATTCCGGAGAGTTCTCGGGATACATCGATCATCAAAGCCAGATAAACTGTCCTTTGTATCCAGACGGCAAGTTCGCCTTGGATTTCTTCAGTTCACTTATCCTGCCAATCATCTATAACGACGGAGTAGCCATAGTCGGTGGCAATGACAACAGCGAGTGCTCGTTGTCAGGCACTCTTGGGTCGCCTTACCAGGACAACCTTGAAGTGCTCAATATCCTGTCGGACCGTGGCGAGCTCAAGATCCGTAAAGAGGAATTCGGTTGGGTTCTTTTCAGTCCTGGCTGGGGGAACAAGTGGTACTTGTCTGATAACAAGGTTCCGCTTTCAAAAGTCGATTTTCCGAAAAACTACATGCCTGAGTTGTTGGATATCAACATAACGGATTTCTGCGACAAGGGTTGTTCTTTCTGTTACCGTGGGTGCACCGAGAGCGGGAAACACGCCGACAGTTACCAGTTAAACATGATGATCGAGACATTTTCCAAGCTTGGCGTGTTCGAGCTCGCGCTCGGAGGCGGTGAGACTCTCTGTTACCCAGGTCTCTTGCCTCTCTTGAAAAGAGTCAAAGAGCACAAGATGATCGCGAACATAACCACCGCGGACATACGGTCTCTCCGGTACGTCTCTTTCTGGAATCAATTGATGGAAGACACTGGCGGTATCGGGCTGTCTGTCTCCTCGATGGACGACTTCGAGTTGTTGAAAAGAACGGTCGAGCAGTTCTGGGGGAAGCACACGCATCTCAGCTTGAGGCTTACGCTGCATTTGATCGTCGGCGGACCATTGACCGAAGAGAACCTGCACGAGGTGATCGCCTACGCCGGTGTATCCCATTTCGATATTCTGTTACTCGGGTTCAAGCACTCCGGGCGCGGAGAAAAACACAAGGAGTGGACGCTCTCGAGCGGGTTCTTGAAGAAAGTCAAGGAAGACAATCAATACCTGTCTTTGGCCGCGGATACGGTCTTCGTTGTCAATTACGAAAACATGATGCGTGACTCCGGCGTTGACGAGAAACTGTACTACAAGCATGAAGGCGTTGTCTCGAAATACATTGACGCGGTCTCGATGAAGATCGGGAAGTCCTCGTATGACGAGAAAACATTCAAGGACTTCCAGATGACAAAATACTCAAAAGACAACTACCTGGCGATTGAACAGTTGAAGGAGTGACCAATGGCCAACAACCTATATGACATGTCACCGGAAGAACTAAACGACATGAAAGGGGAGTTCGAGGAGGAAATCCGCGATTTAAACGAAAAAGTCCTCGAAGTCGACGAGGAACTGGAAAGAAGATTCGTCATACCCGCTTATAAGACTCGAATAGGGAAAGCCTATAAATATGGCAATTCTTTCGGGAGGGACAGCTCGACCCCTCCATGGGAAGAGTACTTCTTGATTCAAGGGTACAACGAGGAGTCTTACTCCTATATAATAAAACTCTGTTTTGAACGCCAAGGGTTAACGGCCATACAGGTCGAGGAAAAACCCTGTATGTACTTCGACGAAGACAGCCTCATGAGGTATGAGGAGATTACCGCATCTGAATACGAGGAACACTTAGGCCATTTTCTCAAGAGCATGGGATAATTAGGTTACTAATAAATCAAGGAGTATCCCATGGAAGATACCGTGAAATTGAACGAGAAAGAACTGACCAGGGAGGACCTTGAGAAGACCAAGGAACGCCTCGAGAAACTGCCAGAGGTAAAAGTGGTCGAGGTAAAACCCGGGCAGTTCAAGACAAGACTACAGGATTGACACGGACGAGTACGAGCCGTATAATATCAAGGGGAACACATGAAAATAAATTCTCGTGAAATGTACGAGAGGCTTCATCTTTTATCACAGGAACCGATCGAATCGGTTAAAAATGTCCTAGACGCCGTTTTGACTTTGCTTGTCCTGAATTACGCCGAGGGGGAGGAAACTTCCATCCCGGGTATCGGGGTCATCAAGACCAAGTATAACGGGGACCATATGGTCGCGACCGGCAAGCAGGCCCAGATAATGTTGACTGTCATCCCAGATGATGTCCTAATTAAGAACATCGGTCAGGTCGAAGACAAGGTAGAGTCCGATATCGAGAAGCGCTATAAGATGAAGATCAAGAGTTTACTCACAGATATAGTCCAGAAATAAAGGATTAAAGGTGATACAGTATACTCCTTGTCGACGTTGTAAAGGCGAGAAATACATCTACGAGAAAACCGAGGAAGGCTTCAATGTCGTTCCTTGTGATTGCTACAAGGATTTCATCAAAAAGCGTTCATTGGAGATAAACCTTGTGCGCTCAAATTTCTCGGAGAAGATACTCTCGTACTCGATATCCGACTACGAGGGCGTCAAGTCCGCCGAGACGATAAAGAACATCATAAAATATACGGATGAGTTCAAGACGAAGTTCTATGACAAGAGCCTGTTCTTCTACGGCGGGATGTCCACGCAGAAAACCACTATCGCCAAGTGGGTGGGGATGCGAGTGATCGAGCAGGGCAAAACGGCGTATTATATCTTGATGAACGACTTGCTCAAAGAACTCACAAGCCTTCCGCGTGACGAGACAGAAGCGGCGGAATTGAAGGCGAGGGTAGACCGTTATATGAACGCCGACTTGCTCGTGATAGACGAGGCGTTCACGAAAGACAGGAACACCATTTATAAATCCCGATATCAAATTCCTTATATCGACACCTTTTTACGGTCACGTCTTGAAACAACGTCGAAGGCGACGATTCTCGTGAGCAACGAGACAATAGAGTCAATAGACGAGGACATCTTCAACCCTTATATAAAAGAGCTGGTTAAGAGGAACTGCCATTTAATGGAGTTCAAAGACAAAATAGGCAGCACACAAAATGTCGAAGACATCTTTAACTAGGGGTAACAGTTGGGGTCGATAAACATAGCCTACACCGAACAGAGCCTTATCGCCAACATGCTTCGTTATCCCATGAATGTCTTCTTGGTGGAAGAACGCTACTTTGTATCCGATACGGCCAAGTCCCTGTTCAAAGGCATACGTGACCTTGTAAACGAGAACATGGAGTTGACTTCGAGGAACCTTGTTCTCGGGGTATCGAAGTACGATGAAAGCGTAAAAGAAGATTTCCTGGATACACTGCATAAGATCGAGTCACAGCAAGACGATTTTGCTTTCCTGTACAGGTCTCTACGTAAATCCCGCGCCCAGGTGGATATTCAGAACGCGTTGGTCAACGACGTGTTGAAAGAATCCGCCAAGAAAGAGATGAGCGTTGATAAGATCACCGAGTTCCGGGATTTGTTGACAGACCGGATAGACCAGATAGCCGGAAAAGAGAGCCTGTTGCTCACGACCGACATGTGGTTCGACAAGTACGAAACGGCTTTGAACAAACGTCGGGACGGGAACTTTTTTTACTCCACAGGTGACAGCGACTTAGACCAGCATTTGACCACGGCTTTCGAGCCGGGATATTTCAATATACTCGCGGGGCATTCAGGTATCGGAAAATCGACATTCGCCTTGATGCTGACTAACAAGCAGATAAACCGCCAGATCCCGAGTCTCAGGATAAGCAATGAGATGACAGAGATATCGGATATGGACAGGCTTATCGCGATGAGAAACCGGTTGCCGATAAAAGTATTCTATCCGCACAGAGACGATGTCGACGGCATTCCTGACCATGTGTTCTCCATAGTCAAGGCGGAACGTGAGAAGCTGAGCAAGTGCCGGCTTTTCCGTTACGCGTATGTCCCAGACCTCGACCTCAACGATGTTGAGTTCCTTATCAAGCAGGCCAAGAAAGAGATGGGAGTCGATTATCTCTCGGTGACCATTGACCTGTTGACGAAACTGTCTGACTTCAACGGCGACAACAAGGCGTCTAAATACGAAGATGGAGTCAACAAGCTTGATACGATCGCCAAGAAAACAAATTCCTCTATCCTCGGTGTCGTACAGCTACGACGTCCTTCTGACAAAGTAAACGTCGCGGTCGAAGAAGACCTGGAGAAGTTCCGTCCGCAGGTACAGGAAATCAAAAACGCCGGAGCTCTGGAAGAGCGCTCAAGGATAGTGTTCACGATTTTCCGCAAGAAGTATTGGGCCGAAAGGTATTTCAAAAACGATGATCCTATACTTGAGACCATCGAAAACGTGGCGGAGATCGAGATATTGAAACAGAACCTTGGAAACATCGGAAGCAGGGTGAAGTACCTGTTCGAGGGCGAATGCGCGGCATTCCACAAATACGTGGACTCAGGAGAGTGACATGAGGAACATAACAGTTTTCGGTGACTTGCATATACGTGAAGGTTCGCCGTACTCGGACGCGTTTAATTCTTTTCATTCTTGGGTACAGAACCAGGAATGGAATGACAGAGACAACATAGGGCTTTTTCTCGGCGATATATTCCACCGTAACTGTCCTTTGCCGGTTGAAAACGACATGGCAATTTCTTTCTTCACCATGTTGAAGTTCGACAAAATATATATTCTCGCCGGTAACCATGATTTGAAGCGCAGGATTTCCGCGTTGGACATCTTCAATAGCTTTTCAAAAATAATAGTGAAGTACAAGCCGGAAGCGGTGGATATCCTTGGGGTCCGATCCTTGTTCCTTCCGCATTTCGACACCGGTGTCTATGACGATTGGAAAGACATGAAGACCTGCTATGAGGACAAAAGCAACCTTCTACTTCAGGGTGACTACGATTATGTTTTCGGTCATTATTCGGAAAACAACCTTTTCGGGGCGGAGATCGACACATCATGGATAAAGGGTAAAAAAGTCTTAGGCCACGTTCACCGTCCGTCTTCCGGTAAGAGCTACCTCGGTACTCCGTATATCACCCGCATGGACGAGAGAGGACAAGAGGGTCGGTTGATGCAAATATCCGCGTATCCAAAAGATGCCACGTTTATTCCTGTTCCTAAGATGCTTGATTATTACGATATCGAATACGGAGCCCCGGTGACCTCGCTGAAGATAGACGCCAAGCATTATTTCTTGGACATAAACAACGCGCCCAACCTCGAGACGGCCAAGTCATTGTACACCGGAGAGAATATTCACCGTATTTTAGTCTTGAATAAGACTACTAATAATATCACAGACAAGGAAAATGGTTCAAAGACCAAGACATTGTCTGAGTATATGACGGACTTTGTCAAGGCGAACAGCGGTATGGCTGATTCGTTGAGGGTAAAGCTTTTGGAACTAATAACCTAGGGGGTAATATGACGTACGAATACAGATGCGAGACATGTGAAAAAATAACAGAAAAGAAGATGCCGATAACAGATGACCACCCCGATGTCGTAGAATGCGATCACTGCAAAACAATGACAGCCAAGCGTGTTTTCAGCATGGCGATCCATATCCCGGACTCTTTCAAGGCAGTAGGAGGGGATCCGGCCTGGGCCAACCGGCATGGTAAATTCCCGCCGGGGGTTCGCGGTAAGTATACCCGTGGAGGGGGAGTAAGCGGATAATCATTACTAATATAGCATAAGGAATACACACTATGGGAATGGTAGATAATCTAAAAAAGCTGTTTGGTATCGCCACTGTTAAAGTGTCTTCCGGGGGCAACTCCGGGGAAAAAATAATACATCCTGGCGAGTATGACCAAGAAGCTAAGAAGCTGTTCCCGGTGCAGTTTCCAGACGATATTCAAAGACTTTACAAACTCTGGCTTTCCGACGCCTTGGACTCCTCAGCCACCCTTAAGGATAGGATGGGCCGTGTTCAAGAACTTTCTTATGCCTATTATAACTCAACGATAATATCTATTGCCACACGGCTATTCGCCGATGAGTCATTGCAGGCCGATGACCAAGACCAGATATTGAATGTCTATTCACGTAATTCAAAAGTAGAAAAATACATAAACGAGTTCTTTGACAAGATAGGGATGACAAACGCGGTGCTCAAGTCAATGGCCCATGACCTGGCGTTGTATGCCGACCACTTCTGGGTTCTATCCACGGATCCAAAAGAAGGAATCACAAAGATAACCCCTATTGATGTAACTACCATAAAAGACAGGATCGAGTTCAACGCGATTCAGGTCGCCAAACTCGAGAATGTATCCAAGTACAGGAGTTTGTTGAGTAAAAATTCAAGACTGTCGATCTTGACGGACTTGCTTGAAAAAGACAAAGCGAGCCTTGACTATTCGAAATATTTCCAGTCTTATCTTTTTGGATACCAGATTGAGGAAGACATTTACCTGCCTCCTTGGAATATCCTTCACTTCCGGGTTCTTTCACACGGAAGCGAGTTTTATCCGTTTGGGCGTCCTATACTGATTAACTGTCTTTCTCCTTTTAAACAGCTTCAGACAGCCAAGAACCTGATGGCTATAGCCAGGGCGAACAATTTCCCGATAAAGCTGTTCAAGGTGAAAGTAGCGGATTCCATGACCGCGATGGACCAGTGGCAGGCGGTAACAGACGCTCGAGAACAATACGAGAACCTGATGGGGATATCTAACCGTGAGCAGTTCAGCGTGAACGGCGCAGTATGGATACCCGATGGCGCCCTTCAGATGGAAGCGATCGAACTGAGCTATGACATGGATAAGATCGCCGATATCGAGATGTTGAAAATGGACCTGGCTGACGGCACCGGAATCCCCGCGGATTTCCTGAGCTCATCGGCGAGTTCATGGGGCAAGTCAGGACAGTCACTGTTGCAGCAGAGCAAGTTGTTCGCTCGAGGCGTGTTCACGGAACAAACAGCGATAATCGACGGGCTTGTCGAGTTAGTCAAACTGCAGTTCGCCATGACTGGTGACTTTGACGAAGATGAGGATTTCGAGATTTCTTTGAACTTCCCTGTTGAAGAGGAAGACTCCGATAAGTTAAGACAGAAGTCTGATTCAGTAGACTTGGCCAAGACAATCCTTGACAACTTGGGCGCAGTAATGGGAATTGAGGGTGCCATGCCGACCGACGTCGTAAAAGACATACTCGGTAAAATGTCATTCTTGACTACCGCCGAAATAAACAGATATATCAAGTCAATAGAAGACCAAAAAGCAGAAGAAGAGAAAGCAGCGGAAGAAGAGGCTGAAGAAGGCGGATTTGGGTTTGGTGGCGATGAGGAAGGCGGTTTCGGCGGAGAGGAAGAAGACTCCGGAGAAGACGTGCCATTCGAGATAAAACTCAAGAAACCGAAAGAAGACGTCGCTGAGTCGACAAGAAGCAAGGTAAAATCGAGATTAACAGAAGGTCTTATTCGTGAGGTTTATTTCAAGTCTAAGAAAAACCTTAATATGTCAGAAGGTGTCGCTAGACAACGGCACTATGTATCCTCGTGGAAAGCTGAGGAAGGTTCTGTCAAACTAACCCGTAAAATGATGGAAAATTACAGTTCAGCTACTAATAAATTAGACGAGGATATAAATAATGAAGACTTTGATAATTGAATCCGAAATAAGCCTGCCCGGGACCGGTATTATCCTTGAAAAAGGTGATAAAGTCAAAATCAAAGAAGTAGGCAATTCAAAAGAGTATATGGCTTCTTTATCCTTTAGTATGCGCACAGTAAAAAAGTTCAATAATAATTATGGTAAAGCCTTTGTTGCACTATGCGACTTTATACGAAATGAACAACCTGACCTCCTTGAAAAATGGGAAAGTTCTTTATAGAAGAAGGGTATATATGGCAAGACAATTACTTCGTGAAAACTTCGAAAAAGACTGGAAAGAGCCATTCAAGCTGACCAAGCTTCCCCTTAATGAATCGAATAATTTGATTCAGGAAGCCGGCCAGACAATGAAGGTTATTGAATCTTTCGAGGTTCCTGTCTGGCGGTTGGATAAGCAAAATCTCAATGAGCGTACGTACACACGTCGTCTTGGCGAGTATGTCGTGAAAAACTTCAACGGACTTTCGACAGCCAACCTGGCCGATCATCCTAAGGAAGAGGGAAGCGTCGCCAATATCCTGTCGGTGTCCAGGAATCCCCATATCAAAGAGGGAATCCTTTATGTAGACGCGTTCATCGTCGATGAGGCTTTTGAGAAGAAGCTGAACAAGATGATCGAAGCCGGCTACGGCCTTGGAGTTTCTTCTTCATGTTACGGAGACCTGGACGAGTCGACCGGCAATGTCCTTGAAGAGGGCTTTGAGGTAGACCGTTTCTTCGATTGGGTCCTTACCCCGAGTTACGAGGTTTACGTGACTAAAGACGCGAAACGAGTCACAGAGATCAATGAGGCCAGTGTCAATTATGTACATGTAGTCGATGGTGATATTCGGCAAGACGCCACAGTGACGACTGCCACGGTTACTACAAATACTCCAGTCAGCTACACTTATACTGTTCCCGCTACTAATATTAAGAATGAAAACAAGGAGATTGATTCTATGAACGCAAAACTGTCTTCTCTTGAAGAGAAAAACCTCAAGTTAGGAATAAAGAGCCTTTTCGAGAAGGCTGAAGCCAAGACCGATCTTAAGGAAAAAGTCGCGGCATATAATGAGATACTTGAGTACTGCGAGGGCGTCGAGTTCGCCGCCGATTACGTCAAGGACGCAAATGACAAGATCGCCGGGATCAATGAAGAGATTCATGTTCTCGCCGAGAAAGGAAAGCTTGTCGAGGGCCTCTCAGCCGAAAAAACCTCCCTTGAGGAGAAGGCTTCGGTTATCGAGAAGGACCTGACGAGTTCAAAGACGGCGTTGGGCGAGACCGAGGCTAAGTTTGAGAAAGCCGTCGGAATGCTCGACACGTTCAAGACCCGCGAGTTGAAGCTCAAGGAAATGTACGAGATCGCCATCGCCGAGAAAAACGGTATGATCGAGGCGTCGGAGTACAAGGAGCTCGCTGACAAGTATGACGAGCTCGAGAGCAAGCTTGATGAGCTTCTTAACGAGAACGAGACACTTTCACGGAAGGTCAA